ATCGATGACTGAGCAAGCAAAAGTGTGCGTAATCCTTTTTGCATTATTTTGTTACCTTGCCCACCTTGGCAGCGGCCTTTTGCTTTTCCTTTTCAATGCCCTGCAGGATGCGTGTCTTCATAGCAGACACGACTTGAGTCTTGACCGAGGCATATGCCGACTGCACCAAGCTCTTTTTGTCTGGCATGCGTCCCGTTCTGCGCCCGGTGGTGTATTGTCGCCGCGTATCCGATCCAAGTAAAAACCAGTGAATGTTTTGGCGGCTTATTCCGACTCCAGGCCGAGAGCTGCCCGCCCTTGCCTCAGCCTTTTCCATGTGCCTCTCTCTCGCTTTTGTTTTCTTGCCCACGCCTGCGCCAGCCCTCGCGCCAGCAATTCCTTTTTTGCTTTTCCTGGCCGTGTCAAACCTCCACCCGATAGCCGCCCGTGCCATTTTGTACCGACTCGGCACCCGCTGCTTGATTGCCTTTGACATAATCGGCCCGGCCTTACGCAGCCCGGCGTATACGACTCGTTTTTGCACGGCGCCGGTTAACCTCGATAGTGTTTTGTCCAGCTCCTTGTCCCCGGTGATCATCACAGCCTTGGCCATCAGACTACCTCTTTACACTGTATCTGCACCTCAGCGCGAGCGTCGTCCACATCGACCGCGGAAACAATCTGTAAAATCCTCGAGCCCAACTTCACCCGCATCCGCGGAGTGATTAAAGCTGTGACGGAATCCCGCAGCACCGAGAGCATATGCGATACCTCGGCCTCAACCTTGTCCACTTTCCAAAACTCACGGCCGCCCTTGGTCTGGACGCTGGCAAATCTGACAGCGTAGGACGACCAGCCGCCCGATACGGTCAAGTCTGTCTCGCCGTAGTCGTTAGCGGCGGCACTGGCGTCTGGTTGCTCAATCGTGATTTTTCGATCACGTTGCTGGGCGGGAGTTAGGGGCTGTACCATCAGCTGTAAGCCCCCGCGCAATACGGGCCGAGCAAATCATCGATAGGCGCCTTCAGCTCGCTCATACGGCCTTCAAAAATTCCCTGTGCCGCGAGCTTTACCGCGCTTTTGATTGTCTCGGGCACGTTGGCCGCCAGTGCCCCAAATCCCGCCACATATCGGATTGTCACCGGATAATCACGGGCGTGAAGGTTGGGCAGCGTGCTGGCGTCTGGGTCAAGCTCGAGCGTGCCTGTGGTATAAGTTGGCGCCGTTAGCAGGTATTCCGACGAGGCCAGCGTCTGCTCTGCGGCGTCTGTGTCCCAGTATTTGACGCTGGTTATACTGCCGACGGGATAGACCTGTAGACGATACGGCACACCAGATGAAAACCACCCCGAGTGCCGCTCGTCATAGGTCGTGTTGTTTAGTTGTAGCCGCGCGTCAGCCCGGCCCTGGACGTATTCAATCGCCGTCGTCAGATACAGAGGCAATATATTGGCATCAAAGTCCGTCCCTAATTCGCGCAGGTGCTCTTTTAGCTCTGCGAGTGTTACCGCCTCGACGCTTGGCGCTGTGACTAATTCTAGCTTCATCGTCATCAACTTTCGTTTGGCTGTCGTCCTCGACGATTTGGCAGATACCGCGACGGATCATAAGCCTAGCTTGTCCGTCAGGCGGTGAAATCACGCGCCCTTCGCGGTATCTGCGCCCATCTCTCAAAAGTCGGATGTGCATGCTGTCAAACCCTCAAAGTGTTCGCGTATCCCTGGTCGCCGGGGACGTCGCTTTCTGGGCCAATGTTGGGCCGAGACAAGACGCATTCGGCAAACAAAAAGCCGCCGGCCGATCCGTTGCCATTTGTTGCAGTTAGGTCGAGAAAACGTTTCCGCTTTCTCAGGTCGATCTGAAAAGTGAAATACTTATTGTCGTCGTCGGCCGCAGGCAATGCGGATGTAGAGCCAGTGACGTCGGTGCTTGTGCCGTAGATCAGGCCTGTGACGTTAGCGTGCCCCGATCCAGTTGTATCCGACTCGGTAACCGCGAGAGCCGTCATGGCGATATCGTTGGCGCCCATATAACACTTGATTTCTGCATAGTCCCAACCCTTGGTGTCGACTTCTGCGGTTGTCCAACTCGCATCGTCAACGATTGCCTGCGGCGGCACGATATTTACGCTTTTTGTTCTCTGAGCATGTATCATGTTTTTCTTCCTGTGAAAGGTTTGACACGGAACCAAGAAAAAAAGGGCAGCCCACACGTGCAGGCTGCCCGCGGCAGCCTTAGGAGCCAGGAGTTGCCAAAACCAAGATTGAGCCAGCCACCGAGGCGGTGCCGCGCTCGTGCACATTGATGTCGAAGCGTTGCGTGCCCTTAATCCCGATTTGATCGTTTTCGAAATACCTGTGCTCGGACGTCATTACGGAAATACCGCGGCGGTTGCCAAGCATTGCCGACATAGACAGGTCACCGAAACACAAGATGTTGGTGGATGTCTGCGCGGTCAGCGTCGAGTTGAGCACCTGCGTATAACGCACTGGGTAACCCAAAAAGACACGCTCTGGCCCACTGCCCAGATCCTGGATAGTGTTGCCGCCTGCGGCATCGAGCAGCCGGGCCATCGAGGCCCAGTATCCCGCTTTACTCACGTACCAAGCAGCGTTGCCTTCCGCGTATGCGGGCAACTGCCCGACCATGCCCTCGAAGTCTGCGAGGTCAAGAGTCGAAAAAGCAGTATTGCCCGTTGCGGCCGTATAGATCGAGCCCGCCGCCACAGCGTTGAGCACACCCACAATTCCGCCATATGTGCTTGTGCCGTCACCGTTGAAGCCGCATTCGTCTTCTTTGTTCGAGAAGGCGTAGGCAATCTCGCGGGTCAGCACGTCACCGATAGACACGACGCTGTCCTCGCTCATTTCAGTCGAGTACAGCGAGAGACAGTGCAGCTTTTTGGCGACGAGCTGCACGTTGTCCCAGTTTGCGTCGGACTCTGTCAACGCTTCGTTGTCGCCGGAAAAATAAGCGGTAACACCGCTGACGCGCCGGGGCTGCGTCTTTGTGTCGCTTGCCATCGGCACAAGGTTTGCCGCCGAGCGAAATACTCCGTATTCCTCTTTCAGGTCGATAATGGCCTGCTCCATTTCGTCGGGGACCAAATAGCCACCGAGTGTATTATCACTGGTAGACAACGCACCGTGGAAACGGACATCGAGACCATTATCAGCACACCAAGCCGCGGCGGACGGATTTTTGCCAACCGTTGCCAGTAAAAATTGACCGGCGATATAGGCTTTTCGCTCGCCGTGATCACCTCGGTACGCGTGGAGCTTGGAATGACGAAACTGATTTTTTACAGGCACGTTGATACGGCTTGAAAGCGGCAATTCGTCGGCCTGCGCGTCGCCTGTCAATTCAACGTTGAGCGGATGGCTGGCGGGTTTCAGCGATTCGGCCCGCAGTGAAGACAAACGGGACTGCTCGGTTTCCAGCTTTTCTGCGTGCTCCAACTCGTTGCGGGCCTGTGTTACCTCGCCAGAGTCGGCATCCATGATCGCTGAAAATCTCTGTTGTTCCGCGGCGGTTAGCTCGCGATCTTCAGCTTTTGCCACGTTATTGAGTGACTCGGCCTCATCCAGTAAAAGTGCAATCTGTTCCTTCAGGCTCTGGGCTGTCTTCATTTTATCCCCTCGGTGATTGGTGCCGACGGAATAAAAAAACGGCGCTACCGTCGGCAGGTTTCTGCTAACAGTGGCGCCGTCGCTTGACTGCGGTTGGCTGTTGTCGTTTTGAGTCTGCCGCAGTCGCGTGACCGCAACAGGTCAAAAGGAATAGGTTGTCTCGGACTACTTTAGTGTTTTAGGCGGGCCGCGGTCAACATTAATTCCCGCGACCTGCTCGCCGCCATGTTTGGCCTCGGTCGCCTGCATAGCATATGCTCGGGCGTGTTTCGATATTTACCGTGCCGCACAGATGCCGCAACTGCCAGCTTTCGTGTGGTCTCATCGGCCAGGCCCACTGCAATTGCCTCGTCGGCCGTCAACCAACTCTCTAAGTCCATCATTAGGCTAACGTCGGCAATACTGGCGCCGCTTCGGTCAGCGTACACGCTGCCAATGTTGTCCTGCAACTTGTCGAGCACCGCCGCCATCTTTCGAAACTCGGTTGCGTCGCCCGCAATCATTGACCACGGGTTGTGGATCATCATCATAGAGCCCTCAGCCATGCGGATCGTGTCACCCGCCATCGCCACAACGCTGGCTATGGATGCCGCCAATCCATCAACGATAACGTCAATCTCGGCGTGATGCTCGGCCAACAGGTTGTAGATAGCCATACCATCGAAGACGTCGCCGCCTTCGCTATTTATTCTGACGGTGATAGTTTCGACGTCTCCGAGGTCATCGAGGGCAGCCTTAAAGGCTGAGGCGCTCACGCCTTCACCAAACCAGTCACGGCCCACAACGTCATATATCAGCAATTCCGCTGACGTTTCCGTATGTTGATTAAAGATTTTCATCGGTTAACCTTTCTGCAATGTTTGCAGCATTATCGGCCCAGCCCTCAAGCTCGCTTGAGACAGCCTCTTCAAGTCGTAACTCGGTAACCGTTCCGGCCACTTCCAAAAAAACATCCTTCGATGCTGCCGCGTAAGATGTCGCAAAGTTTTCTAGGTCGGCCGTTTCCATTCCGATTGAGCCGGCCGCCTCGAGCGAGTGTTTCAGCACGGTTGATATCGTCGCGGGGAATCGCTCGTAGTAACTATCCAGCCACCCGACAAAATCCCCGCCCCGCTTGGCCGCTCTTTCAACGTTTTGTTTTTCAACGGTCAGCAAATAAGAGCAACGATCCGCAATCAGTCTCTCATGAGCTACACGGGCCACCATCTCGCCGCCGTCTGATGCCTCTAGCCCGCTTAGCTTCTCTGCTAGCGGGTCGTCGTCACGTACGACAGATGCGTCAGGCAACAAGCATCCCTGCGCCCCTAAATGTTGATCACCCGCAGTTTGCGGAGTAAACACGCCTGCCCTTGCACCATCCCCGCTTGTGATGTTTGGGTTTTCGTAGTCGTCGCCGCCCTCTATCTCGTTGAGGTCTTCCGAGTTCCGCACGTCGTTTACCGATAGCCACGCGCCCGCACGCCCAAGACTATAGGCCTCATATCTCGTCTTCAGGTCGCCGCGCAATAGTGCGCCAGTGTTCCAGCGAAAAAAGTGTTGACCGCTGTCGGCCTCTCGCTCGGTTAACAGCTTGGCCTCGCATTCTTCCTGCCATTTCACGAGCCATCGCATCAGGCATGTATTGAAATAGTCTTGCTGCTGCGATTCGATATTCGAAAACGTGGCGCGCTCCAACGAGTTGACTTTATGCGGCGGCAATAAAAACCAGTGAGCCACCTGCACGGGGCTGTGTTTCATTGAGTCGAGCCATTGAGCATCTTCGTTTGGCACCGACATTGCGGAAAAGTGGGCGCCCTCCTGCAAGACGGCGATACGATTTACGTTGTCTAGCCCTTCGTGCATAGAGTTCCACTCCTCGCGGAGATTGCGCCGGGCTTCAGGTGTAAGCCGCTGCGGTATTTCGAGGGCACCCGATGGCCGGGCCGCATTCTTGAAGGTGCGGTTGCCGTGTTTCTCAAGTGCCAAGTCTTTACCAATCGTATTCTTAGCTAGACTGATAACAGAGTGGCCCCAGATGCCGTCCGAGGTCAGGCCGGAAATGTGGAAAACGTCTGCGGGCCTAAATTTAGTCTTGCCCATGGCGGTTGATGTCAGATACCACAACACGCCGTTGTCATCTCTCTCAACGGATGTGCGGTCCGGTGGCAGTGGGATCAGGTCGATAGGTCGCCCGCCGCGGTCTCGCATGATCGCCGCCACAGCGTTACCCCAAAGCAGCGCCCTGGATTGCATCAATTCTTTGAAAGTGTTGATC